AACTATATTATTTACTTTATTTTCTCTAGCACTACTAGGACAAACATTTACTTATTCAGGATACATTTATAATGCTGATGGTAGTGGAGCAGGTAATGTTCCTGTTAAATTATATTCAAGAACCACCACCACCACTGTTGTAAGTAATTTAAATACAAAGATATACTCAACACACAATGGAAACGGTAGCACAAACCAGTACAACCAGTATGCAAGTACTGTAACCGATATGGGTTACTTTTTCAACACAGGATATAGCAACACTAGGTTAAACTGGTCCGGTACTTTACCTGCTACTACCGTGTTAAATTGGGGTACCTGGACTACTCTATATTATGCAGGAGCTAGTGTACCAAATGGAGGAGATTATTTTTCAACCGATGTTACAGCCACCTTTGTACCTAAAGAAACAGGTACATACTATTTTGGTGTTAATTCAGATGATGCTGGTGATATTTTAATAAACGGAAGTCTAGTTGCTTCTTATTATGGTGGTCATGGTATGGGAGGATATCAAATAGGTGGTATTTCTATGACAGCCGGCACATCTTATACCTTTGAAGCAAGACAACAAGAATATGGTGGTGGTGAAGGTTTGGCTGTTGCTTGGAAAAGACCATCTCAATCAACTTATACTTTACAAACAGACGAGATAGGAACTGCTACCACAACTACTTCTGCTTGGTCTTTATATGGGACTTACTACACAGATTCTACAGGTAAGTATACAATAAGTGTACCTACAAATTCTACCTTAAGTTGGCAATTAGAATTTGATGCTTATACTCCCTCTACAACATTACAAATCTCAGATTTTATAGGTATAGACAATGTTATACTTAATAAAACAATATTAAATGGTTTACATTATTATCTATATGATTTAAATAGTACTAACAATATTACAATATCAGATTTGTATTATATAGCAGGTAAAAAAAGTGGTAGATTTTCTACTTGGGGAAATTCATTTACCTCAAGATTATTTACTCCGTCTCAATATACTTCTATAACCTCAACAACATCAAATTTAAAATCTACTTATCCTGGTGTAACTCAAATTTTAATATCACCAGCAACAAGTGGAGGCACTGCAAATTATTATCTAATAGCCCCAGGTTATTCTGGAAAAGTAAATTATTAAAATATGAAAAAATTATTATTCGCTTTAATGTTAATTCCTACTCTATCATTTGGACAATGTGTAAGAGTTGATTCTGTTTGGTGTAACAAAAAAGTTAAACAAATAGGCACCAGAAGTGTTCTTTTAGGTGTAAAACAAATAACTGAAGAAATATTATCAGAAAAATATAAACTTTGTGATTCTAATGCAATTTCGGTTAAAATAGAAATATATAAAATAGGTATGCCTTCAAGCAATTTTAAAATAGCAGGCGCCGGAGAAGCCAAACAAACCACACAAGTTTACACTAGAATGTATTTTGGCGATAAAGTTGTAGAAGGATTAGGTGAATCTGAAACTAAAGCAGGTTACATACTTATTGAATTAAATGACGATAAAATACCATTTAGTAATACAACAATAGGTAATGCATTAAAGAAATCAATACTCGATGCTTCCGGAAAATTATAATATTTATAACAAACAAAAACAAAACAGATTATGAACTTTAAACAATGGATTATTGATCTTTTCAAAGATGAAAGAGGATCAACATCAGTAAAACCAGTAGTGGCCGTGATTGGCACTTTATTTCTTTGCGTAACTATGACATTAAACAGTTACACACATGAAGAATTTAAACCAGCTCCAGAATTAGTAAACGCTGTATTAGTTATAACAGCAATTGGTATGGGTGCTGATACTTTAGATAAATTCACTACAAAGAAACCAGACCCAATTACTCCAGCTGCTCCTGCTGAAACACCAACCCCAGAAGAAACATCAACAGAAGCGTAAATGATAAAACTAACCAGTATCTTAAAGAGTATAGCAAATAAATCAACACTTAATGAGTGTGTTGTAGCAGCTATTAAACTCGGTAATGACAAAATTTTAGCTAAAAATAGAGATCGCGCTTATGATCCTACTATTAAAATTATTCATGAGTTAATAGACGATATAGAAGTTTGTTATCTATATGATGAAATTACCGATTACTCTGAAGGTATGAATGAGTATGGTATAGGTATTATAAATGCTTCATTAATGGTGGCTGAAGATGAAGCTCAAGGCACTATGCAAAGTAGTGAAAAAAATGATAAGAAAAAAACAGCTTCTCCATCATATGATGGTATGAAAATAAGACACGCCTTAGCTAACAAAAAATTATCTAAGGCGGTTCGTTCTATAGTATCATACCAAGGTGAAGACCCAAAAGAAGTAGGTATTAAAGGTGAAACTATAGTTTCTAATCCTAAATATACCTTTATCGTTGAACTTACAAGTAAACATTTACCTGTAATTACAAAAATGAAACCTGACACTAAAGTAGTAGTACGAACAAATCATGGAATACACTATAAAGATGCAGGTTACACTAGTGGACCTAAAAGAGCATCATCTATTTCTAGAAAAGAAATAGCTCAAAAAGAGTTAGAAGACATAAAAAATGAAAATGAAATTCTTCCTGTATTGTCTAAATCTATAACAACAGATAATTACAATAATCCTTATAGAACAGATAATAAATATGGAATGAATACAACATCACAAATTAAAATGAATCTAACTCAACTTACTTTTGAACTAGATTATGATGATGAACACAGCAAATTTGAAGGATACGAAAATAAACTCCCAGAAGGATATGAGCCTAAAATAAAGGTAAGATTTAAACAAACAGAATTACATAAATAAAAAACAAATAAAATGGATTTACAAAAACTAAAAGGACACGTTCCTGATTCGGTTATTGAAATGTTACCGGATACAATCGCGAAATTTGAATTAAATACACCATTACGCTTAGCACACTTTTTAGCTCAAGCAGGTCATGAATCAGGTGGTTTTAAAGCATTAAATGAAAACCTAAATTATGGAGCTAAAGGTTTACGTAGCATCTTTGGAAAATATTTTCCTGATGACGCTAAAGCAGCTTTATATGAACGTAAACCTGAAAAAATAGCTAACTTAGTTTATGGTAATCGTATGGGTAATGGTCCTGAAACATCAGGTGATGGTTGGAAATTTCATGGTCGTGGATTTATTCAATTAACTGGTAAAGAAAATTATGCTGCTTTTAGTAAAGAAATAAATGAAGATTGCGTTACTAATCCAGATTTAATCGCAACTAAATATCCTTTAGCCTCTGCTGCTTGGTTTTTTCATAAAAATGGATTACATAAAATAGCTGACGAAGGTGCTAACGAAGCAACAGTCACTAAAGTTACTAAAAAAGTAAATGGTGGTGTTTTAGGTCTTGAAGATAGACAAAGACACTTTAATGAATACTATTCTTTAATAAAATAATAAATAAGGAGCGCCAAAAAGCGCTCCTTTTACATATTTATTATCGACTAAAATAACAAAATACGATGATAAATATTACATACATTTATTTGGTTGAAAATTGTTTTGATAATCCTAATAAAGTCTATATAGGAAAAACAAAAAATAAGTATAAGCGAAAATCAATACATAAAAAAACCTATGGTAAAAATATTGATTATACTATTATAGATCAAATAGATTCATTAAACCATAAAGATTGGAAACCTATTGAAACTATGTGGATTCAAAGTTTTATCAGTTGGGGATTTGATGTTCAAAATATCAAAAAAGAAGGAGGAAGTGGTAGTAGCGAATGGACTAAAGAACAAAAATATAAACAAAAACAAATTTTTAAAAATAGGAATATTACTTGGAAAACAACAGGATCAAAAGGATATAAATGGACAGAAGAACAAAAAAATAATAGAAAAGGAAAAGGAATAGGACCTAATCCTTTAATTTCTCTAAAAAAGAAAAATCATCCTAGTAGATCTAAACCAGTATTACAATATGATTTAAAAGGTAATTTTATTAAAGAGTGGAAAAGTTGTGCTGAAGCTGGTAGGGTTTTATTTAATGGTAAAAGTCAATGTATTCAAGATTGTGCCGCTGGTAGACAAAAAATAGGATATAAATTTATTTGGAAATATACAAATTATTAAAATAAAAAATTATGAAATACGTTTTATTATTTATATCGTTTTTAATTACATTTTCTTCATGTGTAATGGTAGAACCTCCACATATACAACCTAATGTATATTATGGTGTATCTTATTATCCTAGACCATATTACACACATCATGTTCGTCATTATTATAATTGCCAACACAATTACTATAATCACAGACATTAATGAATAAAATAAAACCCTTTATATTCCCAACAATAGTAGCGCTTTCAGCTTTGTCTGTAAGCACTTCTGCTGCTTTTTACAGTGTTAGTGGTTTAATTAAATTATTTGCGGGGGCCGCATTTGCTGTGGGTATAATGGCTGGATCTTTAGAAATCGCCAAACTCGTCACAGCATCATTACTTTACCAATATTGGGGTAAATTAAACAAAGTATTACGTACTTATTTAACAATAGCCGCTATTGTTTTAGTATTAATAACTTCGGCTGGTATTTATGGTTTTTTATCTGCTGCTTACCAAACCACAGCAAATAAAGAAGCAATAATAGAACAACGTATTGCTGCTCTAGAAACCAAAAAACATTTATACGAACAAAACCGCGATAACTATCTCTCAGAAAAGAAATCATTAACACAAAATACTTCCGAGTTACGTTCTGCTTTAACAAATGAAAAATTAAAAAGTAAAAAATCATTTGAAAAGCAAATTAATAATATTTCTAAAACAGATGATAGAGTATCTTCCAAATTAGATATATCAAATGACTCTATATTTGCTCTAAATAATAGAATTTTAGAATTAAAAACCAATAGCTCATCTACTTCAGAACTTGGCCCTTTAAAATATTTAAGTAATCTTACAGGTAAACCAATGGATAAAATCATCAACTGGTTATTACTTGTAATAATATTTGTTTTTGATCCTTTAGCTATTGCTTTAGTAATAGCTGCTAATTTTGCTTTTTCTCAAATAAAAAAAACAGATGAACCATTGTTTGAAGAAAATATAGAAGAAATAAAAGAAATTGAAAATACTCAAATAGAACAAACCATCCCATCTCTTGCAGAAAGTGGATTAAGTCCTAAAGAATACGCTAAAATTTATCGTAAAAGACCTCATTAAAAGTTTGGTTTTTTAAATAGTTTTAAATATATTTATAGAAAATAATAATTGTTATGTTTAAAAAAATAAAAGTTTTCCATGAAGTTCCTTTTGAACTATTAGAATTAAGTATAGATTTTACAGATGGAGATTATTGTTTACCTCATTTGTTAGACCAAAACGAAACATATAGGAATTATTTTTATAAGGCTAAAACAAAAAGTCGTTATATTATAATGGATAATTCCTTACATGAATTAGGTACTGCTTACAATACAGATCGTTTATTATATTGGATAAATGAATTAAAACCAAATGAATTTATTGTTCCTGATGTTTGGGAAAATAAAACTCAATCAATCATTAATGCTAGAAAATGGGCTAGTATTCAATTACCTGAAGAAATAACTAAAGTAGCTGTTGTACAATTTAATTTTATAACAGATGCTATTGAATGTTACCAAACATATAAAGATCTAGGTTATAAAAAGATAGCATTTTCATATGGTGCTTCTTGCTATAACCTAATTTCATCTCATCCAAATAAAGATATGGGTAAAGCATTAGGTAGAATTGAATTAATATCTAAACTTTATAAAAATAGAATAATATCATCAACCGACAGAGTACATTTATTAGGATGTGCTGTACCACAAGAATTTGGTTGGTATGATGGTATGCCTTTTATTGAAAGTATCGATACATCAAACCCAGTTATGGCTGGTATCGAAGGAAAATATTATACAGCTAAAGGTTTAACTACTAAACCTATGGTTAATATGAATATGGTTCAAGATGAAGAAATAGATAAAGATATAATTGATATTATAAAAACAAATATCAATTTATTTAGATTTGTAAACAATTTAAAATAAAAATATGATGTTAAAATTTGACACATACTGTGATCATTGTCAAGAAATAGACTTAGATATGGATGATGTATACTGTTCTATGGATAGTTATGAATGTCAAGAAATGGCAGATTTACTATATGAAGAAGGTTATATAGCCAGAAAAGATGATTCATTAGAAAAACAATTAGAAAATTTAAGAGGAATTACTGGTAGTGAATTTAAAAATGCTATATTAAAACTAGCTACTAATTATTACCAACTAACACCAACCGAAACAGACATTATAATTACATTAACAAAAAAATTTTAATATGAAAAAACAAGTAGTAATATCATTATCAGGGGGTATGGATTCAAGTACTCTACTCCTACATTACCTATCATCCGGTTACCAATGTACTTGTATCTCATTTGATTATGGTCAAAAACATAAAGTTGAATTAGAGCGAGCAACTGAATTAGTACACTATATAAACAGTAATATATCAAACAATGTTAAACATCAGATTATCAAATTAGATGGTTTAGCTCAATTATTAAATTCATCATTAGTAGAAGGTGGAGAAGATGTTCCTGAAGGCCACTATGCTGAAGAAAACATGAAAGCAACTGTAGTACCAAATCGCAATAAAATATTTGGTAGTATTGCTCAAGCAATAGCATTATCTATTGCTACTCAAACAAATAATGAATGTAAAATTGCTTTAGGTATTCATGCTGGAGACCATAGTATTTATCCTGATTGTAGACAAGAGTTTAGAGATGCTGATTATAAAGCATTTTTGTTAGGAAATTGGGATTCACATTTAGTAACATACGATGCTCCCTTTTTACAAGTTGATAAATTTGATATTTTAAAACATGGATTAGAATGTTGTGAGCAATTAGGTTTAGATTTTGATGAAGTATATAAACGTACTAACACAAGCTATAAACCAATTTTAATTGAAACTAAAGCATCTTTAGGAACAATAGAATTTGAGCATGGTGGGATAATCCATAAACTCCCACAAGAAGCAACAGTATACGGCACTTGGTACTCAGACTACAAATCAGGATCTTCAATAGAAAGAATATTAGCTTTTATTAAGTTAGGTCACCCTGATCCAGTAGAGTATGCTGATGAAACTGGCCCTGTATCTTGGGATGTAGCTAAAACACACGCTGAAAAAATAGAAAAAATACATGGCAAAACACTCCAGTAATCCAATATGATCTTCAAGGTAATTTTATAAAAGAATGGAATTCGCAAAAAGAAGCATCTATTTTTTTAAAAACTAAAGGTGATGGGGTTGGAGCCTGTTGTAGAGGAAAACAAAAATCTGCTTATGGGTTTATTTGGAAATTTAAAACAAATTAATTATATTTAAAATAAAAAATTATGAGACAATTATTCTTTTTTCATGCTTCATGGTGTCAACCGTGTAAAGCCTTTAGTCCTATAATGGACCAAATTTCAAAACAAATCCCCGTGAAAAAAATCAACATCGATTACGAACCTGATGTAACAACTAAATATAATGTTACAAGTATTCCTACTGTAATATTAGTAGAAAATGGTCAAGAATCTCGTAGATTCACAGGTGTTAAATCCTATAATGATGTTTTAAACTTTATAAATCAATAATATGGGAAGATATATCTCAACAAAAACATTCGACAATTACTCTGTAGCCATCAGACAATGGAAAGCACAACACTCACACTGTCAGCTACTCCACGGTTATGGAATTTATTTTAAAGTATGGTTTGCCTCAAATGAACCAATGGAAGAAAATCAATTAGACGATATGAATTGGATTGTTGATTTCGGTGGCTTTAAAGCACCACCTAAAGGCAATGGTTTAAAAGACTGGATGGACTATATGTGGGATCATACCTTACTAATTGAAAAAGACGATCCGTACCTTGATTTCTTCAAATCAGCCGAAATGGAAGGTTTATGCCATGTTCGAGTAATGGATAAAATGGGATGTGAAAGTCTAGCTAAATTAGTTTATGACAAATTCAACGATGTATTATCTAAAACAGATGCTGGTCGTTGTAAAGTAATCAAAGTAGAATGCTTTGAACATGGAAAAAATTCATCAATTTATCAAGAAAATTAAAACAAAATAAATATGAAAACAATTATCAGTAATGGAGTCTATCTTAGAGTAGATAATGAAGTGGCTGACCGTGAAGTATCATTCGGTCGAGCTAAATTTGCACCTAAATCCGAATGGAAGAAAAATGTTCGTGATATTAAACCAGAAGAAGTAGTTGTAGCCGAAGAAAAAGGTGAAAAAACTAAATCTAGAAAAGCTGAAAAAGCTCGTAAATTGAAAGCTAAACAAAGACAATAATGAAACAAAAAATTAAAGAGGCAGTTTTATTGTTTTTTATACAAATAGTAATGTATGGTTTACTATGTATAAATTTTAGAGCTGTAGCTCAAACCCAATATAATTTAGCAGCATTAACTGATTTTATGATTGGTAGCATGAGTTTCTTTATTATAAGAAAAATAGCAAGATCTGAAGATGCTATTCACCAATGGATAGGATATGCCTTAGGGTGTGTTGCTGGATCTTATTTAGGTATTTACATTTCAACTTTATTACATTAATATTATGAGCAAAATTAACCCAAACAAACTATTAATCTCCAGCGACTTTTATAGCGTACAAGGAGAAGGCATATCATCTGGTATTCCATCATATTTTGTTCGTTTAGGTTTATGTAACTTAACTTGTGGTATGAGCAATAAATTCCTCAACCAACTTGTTAAAGACAAAAAACTAGAAGACGGAGAAATATTTGTAGGTGATCTACAAGCAGAAGGTAAAGCAACTTGGACTTGCGATTCTACATCACAATGGGCATGGAGAGGTGAAGACAAAGATTTTCAATATCTAATCGACCAATGGAAAGAACAAGGTATCTATGACGATATTTTAAATGGTACAATTCATATTATTTGGACAGGTGGTGAACCTACAATTAAAGGACATCAAGAAGCTATTGTAAATTTTATTCAATATATGTGGGAATGTGATTCATATAATTATACCCCATTTCATGAAATAGAAACAAATGGAACAAACTATATTGAAGATGAACTTTTAGAGTCATTAGACCAAATTAACTGCTCTCCAAAACTATCAAATTCCGGTTTATCAGTTAAACAGCGTATCAACCCAGAGGCTATTAAACGTATAATGCAACATTCTAATTATCAATTTAAATTTGTAATTTCCAATGAAGAAGATGTACAAGAAATATTCCGTGATTTTATCATACCATTTAGCATACCTCTTGCCAACGTCGTTTGTATGCCAGGATTAGATGATGCTGCTAATTTTGAAGAACGAACTCGATTTGTTTTAGAGCTCGCTAAAAAATATCGCTTCCGCGGTCTTACACGACTGCATATAGCAGCATGGAACAAAACGCTCGACTGTTGATATAGAAAATCAACTTATTAAAACATTAAACATATAGTTATGATACTTCAGAACCGAAAAGCATATTACAATTACCATATACTTGAAGAGTATATAGCAGGAATAATGCTAGTTGGTTCTGAAGTTAAATCTATTCGTAACCATGATATTAATTTTAAAGATAGTTATATTTATATCAATAACAATGAAGTGTTTGTAAAGCAAATGTTTATAGGAAAATATAAACAAGCGGTACATACTAATCATGAAGAAGTTAGAGATAGAAAATTATTGTTAACTAAAAAACAAATACGAAACATTCAAAAACAGCTTCAAGTAACAGGTATTACATCTGTACCTTTAGAAATATTTGAAATGAGTGGTAAATTTAAAATTAAAATAGCAATAGTTAAAGGTAAAAAGTTATATGATAAACGTGATGCTATCAAAGAAAAAGATATTAAATTACAAACTCAAAGAGAACTTACATAATGACTATAAATCAACTTGAAAAATTAGCCAATAATAAAAATAAAGCATTATTATATTTTAATGCTGATTATTGTGATGCTTGCCATCAAACACATCCAATCATGGAACAAATTAAAGAATTAAAACCCGAATACATATTCTACAATTTGGATATAGATGATGCTGATAATGATGAAATATCAGAAATGCTTAAAATAGATTACATGCCTACTCTTATTATTATAAATGATGGTAGTATGAGAAAATATAAAGGTAAAAGAGAGATAGTTAAATATTTGGCATCTCAAAAATAAGTTATTATATTATTAGAAATAAAATTTATATTAAATGGAGTTATTGAAAAAATCAAATGGTAGCTTACCACGCACGCAAGAAGAAATAAACAGCATGATTGAAGAAGCGGCTGTACATTATGGTAATTTTTTAAATGCTGTTGGTTTTGACTATAAAGCAGATCGCCAAACCGAAGATACACCTATGAGAGTTTCGAAGGCTTGGTTAAAAGATCTAATTGTAGGTTCAATTACAGATGAACCAAAAATCACAGTATTCCCTAATGATGAAGGATATAGTGGATTAGTAATCCAATCCGGTATTCCTATTGTTAGTATGTGCGCACATCACAATTTAGCATTTACAGGTTACGCTACTGTAGCTTATGTACCTGGTGAAAATGTAATTGGATTATCTAAATTAAATCGTATTGTAGAATGGTTTTCTCGCCGCCCACAAATGCAAGAATCATTAACACAACAAATTCATGATTATATTGCTGATAAAATGAAATGTAATTCAGTAGCAGTAAGTATTGCTTGTAAACATACTTGTTGTTCACATAGAGGTATTAAACATCCTTCAGTAATGACCACAAATAAATTTAGTGGTGTGTTTATGGAAAAGGATAATTTAATTAGAGAAGAATTTTTACACGCAATTGAAACAAACGCCCCTGCTTTAAAATAATGAAAAAGATATATTTAAACTGGGCTGGTATAGAATCATATATTGATACTTTAGCTTATAAAATAGCAGCAAGTGGAAAACAAGTAACAGTTATTCATGGATTGTCTAGAGGTGGATTGATACCCGCAGTATTATTATCTCACAAATTAGGTATTCCTTATGTAAATGATTGGCCTATACTTAAACATTTATATGATCCTAAAACAACACTAATAGTTGATGATATTTGCGACTCGGGTAAAACATTAAAACCTTATACTGATTATATTACAGTTACTCTTCATCACAAAACAACAGCTATTGTTGAGCCTACATTTTGGGTTAAAACAGTAGAAGAAAACGAATGGACTTGCTATCCTTGGGAAGATAAAGAATCACAAACAATTCAAGATTATAAACTATAATATGCAACCTAAAGAATCAAAATCAAGTAGACACTTTATAATCAGTTTAATTAAATCAGTTACAAGGATATTTTCAGGATTATCTTTATGTTTTGGTTTATTACATTTAGCTGGAATATTTTTAATATTAGCTGAATTTTTAGGTATAGCAGAAGAATTTTAAAACAAATAAAATGATAACAATATACGCACATAAAAACCACCCAGACGCAGTTATACCAACTGTAGCATATGGTTCAACATCAGCATGTTTTGATATAACATGCACTGAAACAACAACAATTCCTGCTAGAGGTAAAGCAGTAGTACCCAATGGTTTAAATCTAACAATTCCGGATAGTTTAAATTATTGGATGCAAATTCAATTACGTTCTAGTAAAGGTTTCAAACATGATTTGGTACCTCATTACGGAACAGTAGATGCTGGTTATACAGGAAATTTAGGTATTAAAGTTTACAACTTAGGTGATACTGACGTAGTAATTGAAAAAGGTGAAAAATACGCTCAAATAGCTGTTATTGAAAGACCTGAATATGAAATTATTGAACTAAACAATCAAGAATTTGAATCATTTAAAACAACTCAACTTCGTGGAGATAGCGGATTTGGTTCAAGTGGAAAATAAACAATTAAAATAAATATAAATTATGAGAAGTACAAAAGAAATCATTGCTGACCTAAGACATAATATTGAATGGTCTCAACCAAACATTAGACATAATGCTTTAGTTACTTTAGTTAATGAATTAGAACAAGCATTAGATTCAACTCCAAAAACAATAATTCACCCCCCGGTTGCAGTAAATGAAATACCATTAACTCCTACAGTTGAAATAGTAGAAGCAAATGAAGAGCCAACCACTCAGGATGAATCAACTACTCCTAAAAAAGGTAGAAAACCATCATCAAATAATCCTTAAAAAAATAGAGTTCAAAAATTTAGAGCCCCATAAGGGGCTTCTTATATTTAACTAATATTATGTATCAATCAATATATTATTCACATAACGGAGATGATAAAGGTACTTGTTACCTTAGAGATGATAAAAAAGGATGGAGTGAATTTAAATATAAACCTACAGTTTATAAATTAGATCATGAAGGTGAATATGAAACATTATTTGGTGATAGATGTTCTCCAATTCAAGGAAAATTTGATTGGAATGATCCTACTGTATTAGAAAAAGATATTCAAAAAGAATTAGCTATATTAAGAGATCTATATTATAAAGATGATTTTGCTCCTGAAAAACATAATATAGTTTATTTCGATATTGAGATTGAAATATTAGGTACTTTAAATCCTCAAACTGTTAGAGAAGCAAACGCTCAAATGACATCAGTAGCTATTATAGATGTTTCTACTAATAAAAAATATTGTTATATTGTAGATGAATCTAAAGTTATTGAATATGTAGACAAAGATAATAAAGAAATCATACCATGTATTAATGAAAAAGATTTATTAAGTAAATTTTTAACTAAATGGGTTGAGTTAGATCCTACTATTATAGTTGGTTATAATAGTGATTTCTTTGATATTCCATACACTTACTTTAGAATTAAAAAAATACTAGGAGAAGATATGGCTTTATTTTTATCTCCTATTAAAAAAATAAATGATAATATTTATAACTCATATTCACCAATAACAATAGGAGGTGTGAATAGTCTTGATTATATGCTTTTAGTTAAAAAGTATATCATGAAAGAAGAATCATCTTATAAATTAAATGATATAGGATTAAAATATGCTAAATTAGGTAAAGTCGAATATAATGGCTCATTAGATAAACTATTTAAAGACAACCCAGATAAATTTATTGAATATAATCTTCGAGATGTTGAAATTATTGAGGCTTTAGAAAACAAATTACAATTTATCAAATTAACAGTTTTAATATGCCATTTATGCCATGTACCTTATGAATCAATATATTATAATACAGTATTAAATGAAGGTGCTATATTAACATATTTAAAACGTAAAAATATAATATCACCTAATAAACCAACAACTACAAATAAAAATATTAAAGAATTAAATATAGGTGATGAAGTACAACACCAGCGAGGAACTCCAACTGTTGAAGGTGTGATTACTTATATAGATGAAACAACTAATAAAGCTCAAGTTAGGACTAAAGCTAATACTTTAAAAGAAAGAAGTTTAAAATCAATAAGAAGAAAAGAATCATACGCTGGAGGATATTTATTAGAACCTAAACCTGGATTATACTCATATGTAAGTGATTCTGACTTTACTAGTCTATACCCAAGTATTATTAAATCTTTAAATTTAGGGATTGAAACATTAATAGGTAGAATTGTAACTAAAACTAATTATGAACAATATAATTCTTTAGAAAAATTAAAAGAAAAGGATCCTGAAGAAATAATTCATTTAGAAAAATTAGATATTAAAACATATAATTTAAAACCTGGTAAAGTTAAAATAAAAGATTTAATAGAATTAATTGAAGAAAACAATTGGTCAATATCAGCTAGTGGAGCATTTTATAGAAATGATATTAAAAGTATATCATGTGAAGTATTGGAAGATTGGTTTGGAAAACGAGAACATTATAGAGGATTAAAAAAACAAGCAGGTAAAAAAGAAGATTGGGAAAATTATAAATTATATGATTTGTATCAAATGGCATTTAAAATCTTACAAAATGCACTTTATGGTACTTATGCTATAAATGGATGGAGATATACTGATGGGTATAAAATATGTTCTGCTTCTATTACAAATAGTGGTCAACGATTAGTTAAATCTAGTATAATTTATGCTGATAATTTAATTGAAGAATATATTAATACAGATGTAGAAAAATTAAAAAAATTACTAAATTTATAACAGAAACTAATAATAATTATTCTATTATATCTAAGGTATGTAGGGATATTTTTTCTCAAACTAATGATTATAAATGGAAATATAAATAATATGGAAGATTTCAATCCTAAATATGTAATTGCTAGTGATACAGATAGTATGTATATCTGCTTAGAATTACTATTAAAAAAATTATACCCTAATTTGAACGAAATGGATGAAGATGAAAAAATTAATAATCTAATTAAAATATCTAAACATCTTCAGGATAAATTTAATGAAAACTTAAGAGATATATCAAAACGAGTTTTTAATATTAATAAAAAACATTATTTTGAATTAAAACAAGAAGTAATAGTTAAAAGAGCATACTGGTCAGGTAAACGAAGATATGCTATGTGGGTTGTTAATAAAGAAGGTGTACCAATACCTGCTGACCATAAAGATGCTTTTGATATGAAAGGTTTAGATATAATGAAATCTAACTTTCCTCCATTATTTAGAGATTTTGGTGAAAATTTAATTAAAAAAATTCTATTTGATACTCCTAAACCTGAAATAGATAAATTTATTTTGGATTGGAAAAAATCATTAGATTTAATAGATTGGAAAAAATTATTAAAACCTACTGGTCTAAAAAAACTAGATGAATATATTAGTAAAAAACCAGACGCAGGTGAAATATTTTCTAAATTAGCTTTAAAATGCCCTGTTAATACTAAAGCAGCAATATACACAAATGACCTATTAAAATTTAAAAAACTAAATAAAAAATATCAACAATTCCAGATAGGTGATAAAATGTATATAGCTTATTTAAAAGAAAACCCATACCGAATAGATGTGTTAGGAATTAATGGATATGATGATGCTCCTGAAATTTTAGAGTTTGTTGAAAAATATATTGATAGAAATCAAATGTTTGAATCTGTTATTAAAAATAAAATAGAAAACCTATTTGCTGATTTAAATTGGGGTATGCCTATATTTAATGAAAAAGTAAATAAATTCTTTAAATTCTAATTTGGCTAATTAAAAAACATTAATTATATTAATATTATATGATAGAAAAATTAACCTTAATATCAGTCATTTCAAAATATTACCTTAATGGAATGGTAGAGGCTGTTCGTTGGGATATAAAAGATAAGAACTTAAATATCAAATTTACAGCTCCATCTAAAGAAATGATAGGTAATATAACTTATAAAAATATACCTCTTGAAGATTCCATAATAGGAATAAGTAATACTACTCAATTAAATAAATTATTACATATAACAAGTGGTTATTTAGATTTAAAATACACTAAACAAAATAAATTATTTACTAAACTTATTATATCTGATAAACAATTTACTGTTAATTATGCTTTAGCAGATTTAATGATTATACCTAAAAGTGGTGATTTAAATGGTGATATTTTATTTAATATTGAAGCAAAATTAGATAATGAGAGTATAAGTGCTATTGTGAAAGCAAAAACAGCTTTATCTGAAAGTGAAACAGTATTAATTAAACCAACATTAAATGATGATGGTGATTATCAAATAGAAATGGAATTTGGAGGTAATATTGAATACGCTAATAAAGTATCATTTTTTATTCCAAATATAATGACAAATAATGTACCTGATAATTTTAAAGTTTATTATAATTCAAACATGATTAAAGAAATTATGTATTGTAATAGAGATATGGTATTAGGAAACATATCTATAAATTTAGATGGTTTAATGAAATTAGAATTTGAAAGTAAAGATTTAAAAAGTACTTATTACCTTGTTGCTAAGGAAATATAAGATCATATATTTATATCAAATAAAAAGTTATATAAAATGAAGTTACAAGCAGTGTACAATGCGGTTATCATAAAACCGTTTAATGAAGAAGAAATCAAATACGGAAGTATTATCGTCCCAGATCTTGGAAAAGAAAAAAATCTTAGCGGAACTGTAGTTTCTGTAGGACCAGGCCAATATTCACTTACTGGTACTCTTATCCCAACTGTACTTAAAGAAGGACAAAAAGTTATATTACCTCAAATGGGCCCCGTGAAAGTAGAACATGATGGTGAAGAATATTACGTATGCCCAGAAAATCAAGTATTAGCAATTTTAAACGATTAAAATAAGTTATATGAGTAAAATTATAGAATTCGGCCCAGAAGCTAGAAAAAAATTATTTAATGGAGTTGAGAAATTATCCAACGCTGTTACATCAACTTTAGGCCCTAATGGTCGTAATGTTGTTATTTCAAAACCAGGTGAATACCCAGCTAGTACAAAAGATGGAGTTACTGTAGCTAAATCAATAACACTTGAAGATCCAATTGAAGAATTAGGTGTACAAATGGTTAAACAAGCTGCTATTAAAACAGCAGATACAGCTGGTGATGGTACAACTACATCAACTTTATTAGCGACCGAAATGGTTAGACAAGGTTTAACGCATTTAAGTAACGGAGCTAACGCGGTAGAAATTAAACGCAGTATAGATGCCGCTGTTAAAGATGTCCTTGAATTTATACGCACACAAATTAAAGAAAATATATCATCTGAGGAACAACTAA